GTACTTTAGTTTCAGCTAGGTCTTTCTTGTCTGAGTGGAATTCTGCGATTTCTTTCGCTAGTGCATCCACAATAAAAGATTCTAATTTTGCAACGTTGCCTGCAACTGCTTTGCGATCTTCGTGTAATTCTGCCAATTCCTTTTTAAGGTTTTGTAGAACAAATGATTCCATTGTTTTAGAATCATCTTTCATTTTCTTTGCATACTTGGCACGAGCTTCAATTAGTCCTTGACGATCTTCTGCAAGTTCGCCTAGTTCTGCTTGTAGGCGATCTGATAGCATAGCTTCAACAGCTTCTACCATAGCACCTTTATCATGCTCATACTTTTGTGCAAATTCTTCACGTAGTTCAGCAGTAACTTGTTCGCGGTTTTCTTGAATTCTGCCATTCCAAGCTGATTCAATTTCCGATTTAATTTCTTCGGAAATCACATTGTTCTCAAACAGTTGTTTTACGATATCTAGCATGTGATTCTCCTACTGTTAATTGAGTTTAGAGATAATTCTCTTTAAACTCTCTGCTATGTATTGCTGTGCCTTGGGGTCGCCTTGAACTTCTTTTGCTATTCTAAATGCCTGATATCCACCTGTGTTATTCATCAAGTGTTCATATACTGGAGTTGGGTATGCTCCCGGAGCGGAAGGTTGTGCTACTACGTCAACTGTGATAATTTCAAAACCTTGAACATTACCACCGCCATCTACTTCGCCTGAGCCTCTACTACTAACACCCAACTTAACTCCTGACTCCAACATAGTCTGTACAAGCTGACCCATTGGAGTTGGGAGTAATTTTAATTTTCCGTAGCCGTTAGGACCGTCCATCCACATCTTGGTAATCATATGACTAACACGATCTAGATTGATTCTTAAATCCTGAGGATGATCAACTTCACCTAGCACGGAGTAACCGCCAGCGATCTGCTCATTGAGCGTCTTGACAGCCCTGCCAATTTCTTGAGAAGAATAAACACGTTGGTTTGCATTGCGAATGTCGCCTTGAATGCAAATACCGTTTAGATGCAAGGACTTTTTACCGTCCTTGCCTTCTTCGCTCTCCAGAACAATCTTAGCCTGGTCGTAACTCAAATGTTCTGCTAGTGTAAGTTTATTCACCGTAGTGTCCTATTATCTACGACCACGGAAAATGCTTTGTGCAGACTTGTCACCGTCGTCGCCTGGCTTTGCTGTTTCTTTCTTGCTGAAAGCTGAACCTGCTTTGCCGCCTGGCACGTTGATGTTACCTGCATTATCTTCTTTAGGCTTGATTTCAGATAGGCCAGCGTGATCGCCACCTTTCTCTTCACCGCCTTTAGCGATATTAGCAGCAGTACCGCCCATATCATTCTTACCTGCTACGATTGATTTAGCATTAGCACCGTTGTCTCCACCTTTTGGTGTAGCAATTTTTTCTACGTACTCACGTACTGTTTCTAAATCTGTATCTTCTTTGGCAAATGGATTACCTTCGCCTTCGTCTTCGCCTTCGTCTTCGCCTTTTAGTTCGTCGAATTTAGCCTGTAGTTCGTCAACAATAGCGTCTAGGTCTTGGAAAAGTTCTTCTTCAGACTTCTCTTCACCTTCGTCGTCCATGTCAGCATCTAGATCTGTTTCTAGATCGTCTGTGGCGTCGGCGCCCATTGAGGGCATTTCGTCATCGCCTTCAATAGCGATGTCTTCAAAATTCTCATCTACTTGGTCTTCTTCAGCTTCTTCATCAGATGCTGCTTCTTCCATTTCGTCCTCTTCTTCGTCGTCTTTTTCTTCTTCAGAAATTTCAGACTCAATTAGACCTTCATAAATCTCACGAGATTTAGTAACTACGTACTCGTGGAATAATTCTTCAGCTTTTTGCTGTTCATCGTTTACTAGATGCTCAAGCATCTGTTGTAACAGTTTGTTATCTGCCATGTTATATTCTCCTATTGTCAAGGCTGTAAGTTATTTAATGCGTAGATTACAAAACGCCGTTAAATGGTAGTTTTTTGATCAATTTGGTCGGAATATATAGTTTCAGGAAATATTCGTTGAAATTCATCAAAAGTGATGTGACTTAGATTAACAAGACCGGGACCTAGTTTATCAGGTATAAATGCTCCGGGCTCTGCTACTCTAAAAAATTTTGTGTGTTTAAATTCTTTAATTACTTTTTCTGTTTGACTTAGCCAGTTACCAAAGTATGTGGCTGCATCTGATGATTTTTTATAGTTAAATGTGTCTGCGTATATGTTGTTAAACTTGCCGTTAAGTCCTTGATAGTCAAAGCCAAAAATGTAAATCGTCTGGTGCCCTTGACTGGCCGCAAACCACAGTGCCGTAGGCCCCGAACTCCATCCTTTGTGCGGACTAAAAAAATTAATATTGTGTTTGGTACGTATGCCTTTGTTGGGATTTGTCCATACTTGATGTGTTTTATGCCATCCTGAATCTATGATTTCATTGACCATTTTGACATCAACTGCTACCAAATAATGTGGATTATATTCTCTATACTGCGCATTGCAGCCGTAGACCACCCCCTTGTCTAGCAGAGATTCCGGCCTAAGATTCTGTCTACTAGTGCCGTTGCCTATGACAAATGCAGCATTATTCTGCAGGTGCTGCTTCTTCGCCAACTGGTGTTCCATACATTTGTTTGATAAAACCCAGCTCAGATTCTTGTTCTAATTGATGTGCTTCTGCTTGCAATCTCAGTTGATTGATCTGACGTAGGGTCAGTCGAATTTTTCTAGTGTCTGAACGTTTGACCACAGAACTGTCTCTGTCAGAATCGTATCTGCGATCTTGTGCAAAGTCGTTAGTGGCGTCGTTAAAATGAAAAAATTCGTTAAGGAGCATAATGTATTTATTACTGTGCTGGTGATTCTGCTGGTGCTGCTGCATCAGTAGTTCCTGGTTCTGCTGCGGCAGCTAGATCTTCTGGGGCTTCTGCTTCTTGAGCACCCATGTCAGCAGATAGTCCTCCTGGAGTAATGCCTGCGGATCGTAATTGACTGCCTGCATCAGCTTCAGATTTTAAATTGCTGCCGTTTTCTTCTCTCCATAGACGTTCGTTTTCTTTGATTTCGTCTTCGCTCATGCCTAAGAATCGCTTCATGGCAAACCGTTTGCTGAGATGTGGAATCTGTACAACTTGACTGAATGTAGCAGCACGAGCAGTGTCAAGTTCGCTTTGACGATAGGCTGCAAAGTTTTGTGGTTCGTTAAATTTTAATTCAAACAGTCCGTTATCAATATTAATGCCTTGATGATGTAACCAAAGTTTAAACTCTAGATCAAACACTTCTACAATCATAGATTGCAGTCGTTTGCAGTACTCGTTAAACCGTAGTTCTTGAATGTATGCTGTGCCTACTTTGCCGTCGGCAACTGTGTTAGGGCTTTCGTCAATAGCGGTTGGCAAGTACGAACTTGGAATGCGCAGAGCACGGAACAGCTTGTTGGTAAAGTAACGTAGGTCTGTGATTTCACCTAGGTTAGTACCGCCTGGTAATGTTTCAACTTTAGATCCACGACCTTCTGCTGTTTGTGGAAAAAAGTAATCTTCGTTTACACTTAGAGGATTATAACTAGCGTCTATGACGTTTGCTCCGCCACCTGTTGAGCTAGGAATACGTCTTTGTTGAATTTCGTTTTTAACCCGTTCAACAAAGCTCATAGCCATGTGTGCTGGCATATTTCCAACGTCTACATAGAAAATACGTCTTTCTGGAGCACGTTGTATACGATAGATAATAATAGCATCTTCAAGCAGTTCTTTCTGTTTGTAGACTTTAAACACTGATTCTAGAATTGAATTACCAAAAGGATAGTTATTGTCTAAGCCTTCTGATAATGAAATGTGTACTACGTTTTTTGCATCAATGGCTACTTCGTTGGCCTGATTGCTGAATCGTGTTCCTGGTGGCTGCGATGCATTTCCAACCATACCTCTGCCCATGCTGCCGCCTGAAGTGTAAGAACTAGTTCCACTAGGTGCTGTGTTTGTAGTACCGTGCGGAGTTACTGCCACCATTTCTTTAAAATTAAAGTTAATGTCACGAATCACATACTGTTCAGGAATTTTACCTTCTGATTCATTGACAATGATTTTGCTGACCTTAGCAGCATCAACGTATAACCATTTTTTAGTTTCTGGATCTCTAACAAAGAAACAATCACCATACTTCATGGTGTTTCTAAAAATACGGAAAATTTTAGTTTCAAACTGTTGTTGTTTAGTCCACTTCTGTAGTGCATCTTTTAGGAGTTTAACTTCAGTGGCTGTGGGGCTGCCTTTAAAAAATGTTTGAAATGGTGTGCGATTTTCTTTGTCTTTTTGTGTGCAAAATTCTGTTAGAATATCTAAGGCAGCATTGACTTCCGAATCCATGTCCATGGTGTCATACTGCATATAGCGTTCAACACGATTAGGGGCTCCTGCATAAACATCAGGTAGATAACTAGAATAATTGGCACGAGCAGGGCCAGGACGTCCTTTGCCGCTAATGGGGCTAAAAGAACCTCCAGTGTTGTCTACTTGTACAGGTGTGAAGTACTTTTTCCAACTCATAAATTATCCCAATTAAGCAGCAAATAAATCGCTGGTCATACCTTTTTGGACACTGAGCTGTTGTTCACTGACTGCCTGTGTGCCTTTATTAATTTTAATAAGTTCTGTCATCTTAGTATTTAAGCTAGCAAGCAATGATTCAGCTGATTCTTGAGTTGCAGGTTTAGGAGGAGGTTCTTTTTTAGACTCTTCTTTGGCTTTTTCTTCTGCTTTGGCTTTTTCTTCTGCTGCTTTTTTCTCTGCAGCAGTTTTTTCTTCGCCTTTTTGCTCAATTTCTTTTTTGGTAACTTCAGCTTTGGCGGTAGCTGGTTCTTTATCTTTAGGTATTAAGCTACTGCCTTCTTTGACTGCAAACTGTTTTAGCAGTGCTTCAGGACCAGCATTGGTATCAAGTTTGTTTTTAGCATCTTCTGCAGCTTTTTTATCGGCTATAATTTTTGCATCAACAGCGTTGCCTTTTTTGGCATTTTTTTCTTTTTCGGTTTCTATGCCGCGTTCTTTTTTAACGTCTTCTCTTTTAGCGTCTCTGGCTTTTTCTCTATCATCTAATTCTTTTCGTGCCTGCTCTCTTTCTTTTTTTCTTGCTTCAACCTCATCTTTGGATAGACCGCCAAACATTGGAGGTAGTTTCGATCGTATGCTATCAATAAATTCCATTATAGACATACCAAATCTTTTTAAATTATCTACAACAGCGTCAAAGGCAGATGGAATACTCCAACCACTTCTGTACAAACCAACAAACAGTGCCACGATTGCTCCAGCAGCCGCAGCTATAGCAATAAACTTTGCGGCCATTATTGCTTGCCCGGCAGAGTTTAACGCGGTCATCATGGTGTTGTATTTTTTAGATATAGACTCGGCCACAGTTGTATACGTGTTGCTTAATGTCGCCATAATTTGTTGAGCATATGCTGCGGTGAGAATAGTCAATGTTACTCCGAGACCGTGAAATATTGGTGTAAGATTATCACCAATAAAGGATACAATACCTGAAAAAATATTAACAGTAGTACCAACAATCGATGCTAGAATATTAAATGCTGGCACTACAAATGTTTGAACCAGTGTGGCCATTGCTCCAAATGCTTTCATTAATGTGTCTAATAGTCCACTATTAGCCAGTGCTATAGTAAAATCATTGCTGAACTTGGCCAATGCTGCTTGACTTTTTTGTATTTGTTCGTTGTATTTTTTGCCTTCTTCTGCAGCTTTTTTCTGCTCATCAGTGGCATTTACCATTGCATCTTCTTGCAGCTTGTTAGCATCTACGTTGGCCATTGCCACATCATTCATTGCTCCGCCTGACTGTGCCATTACCTGACCAAACTGTGCTTGTACACGTTTGCTGTCTTTAACCAGTACTCCTACAGTTCTGTCGCTGTCTGCGGCTGTGGCCTTTTGATTGGCCAATGCTAGATTTCTCAATCTCTGTAGTTCTGCTAGAGTCGATTGGCCATACATGGCGCCGATTTTTTGAGTCTGTTCAGATGTTAAACTACCTGTGGTAATATAATCTTTGGCAAAGTTGCCCAAGGTTGGGCCTAGTCTTGTAATCAGTTGATTAAAACTGTTTTGTACGTCAGTGCTTTTTGTGCTCATGAAAGATGAAAACTGTGCGTCTTGAGCCATCTGTTTCATTTTAGCTTCAATAGACCCTCTTTCTTCGCCTGTGGCTTTGGCCAAGGCGTCGATTTCTTTCATGTAATTTTTACTAGCAGCAGCCAACTGCTCGTTAGTCATTGTTCCTTGACGTCCTTGAATACGCAACAGTCCGCCAAAATTTGCAATGCCTTTGTTAATGTCTTCGGTAGAGTACCCTAGCGCAAATAGATCTGAACCGGTGGCTCTAATCTGTTTAGATATTCTAGTAAAGTTGTCAACACCCTGTCCGACTGTGCTTCCTAGACCTATTAGTCCTTCTGAATTACTGCTGATAAAAGATCCAAACTTGTCTAGAGTCATTCCAGCAGCCGATGCTGATCTGGCAAATTCATTTAGGTCATCACCGAATCCCGCACCTGATCTTGCAGCTGATAAAAATGCATCATTGGCTCTAACTGATGCTGCTGCTACAGTTCCTAGCATACCGCCAAAAATTGGAACTTGCTGAGCAGCACGCTCGAGGCTGTCACCAACGTTGGCAAAGTTGCCTATGATATTAGATATATTTGAAAGTGCATTTCCGAATGCTTGAAATCCGCCAATCACAGGCATTACTGCTTTGCTGAGTTTGCCCATAGATTTACCTAGAGCCGAAGCTGGACTATTAGGCTCGTCGGCGGATGGGTCATTGCCTCCGCCACCTCCGCTGCCTTTTTTACCTGCGATTTTTTTCTCAACACCCTGCATGGCCTTGAGAAGCTCTCTCAAGGTGGCTTCTGAAGCGGCATTTTTAGCTTCTACATTACCTACGCCCGGGATGTCAATTGTCACTGCCATTGTTTATTTTTCCTGGATAAAATACGCATATAAATACCTTTACACTAATTGTATTTATTGGAGATAATATGAGTGAAAATTTGAACTCAGCCGTACCACAAATGCCCAAACGCAATCCGTTGGCCAACTGGTACCGGCAGCCTAAGATCTATGTAAAGCTGCCCAGTAATGGGCGTTTCTATCCCGATGGAGCACTCGATTCCAGCACCACAGGCGAATATCCAGTATATGCAATGACTGCCAAAGACGAGTTAATGTTTAAAACTCCTGATGCTCTGCTCACAGGTCAAAGCACAGTAGAGTTAATCAAGAGCTGTATTCCAGCTATACTCGATCCTTGGACCATGCCTGCTATCGATCTTGACTTTGCACTGATAGCTATTCGTATTGCTACCTATGGTGAAAAGATGGAAGTGGGCTGCAACTGTCCTCACTGCAATGCTGAAAACAACTATGATGTAGATCTTCAACAATGGTTTGGCACACTGTCACAGTTTGAATATCAGGATCATGTGGCTGTGGATCCTTTACGTATTCAGATACGCCCTTACAACTATAGAGAACTGACCAAAACTTCAATCAAGTCTATGGAGCAGCAGCGTATTTTTCAAATCATCAATGATGACAGTATCTCCGATGAGGACAAAATGGACAGGTTTGGCAAGAGCTTTGTTAAGCTCACAGAACTTACGGTAGATATTATAGCTGACTGTATAGTGGCTATCGAAACTCCAGACGGTGCAGTCACTGATCAAGCTATGATCAAGGACTTTATTAACAACACCAGCAAAGATGTATTTGAAAAAGTGTCAACACACATTACCGCTATGAAGGAACGGATCGAACTCAAAGCACAGGATGTTCAGTGTGCAGAGTGCAGCAAAGAATTTTCTCTGCCGATCACTATGGACCAATCAAATTTTTTCGCCGTAAGATCTTAAATCTACCCTTGCCGGAGATCTTACAATTAAGCGAGCGGTATGAAAAAGAGGTAAAGGGAATTAAAAAGGACTGCCTCAAGCTGTGCTGGTATATGCGCGGCCTTAGCTATGCGGAAGTAATGAACATGAGCTGGGATGAACGTGAAATCATTGGCGAAATTATCAAAGAAAATCTCGAAACTACTAAAAAATCTGGATTGCCGTTTTTTTAAACTTCTTGACTAAACGCAGTTAGAGTCTGTGCCTGTTGAGGTGATAGTTTTTGTAGATCACCGGCAGACTTCAATGCAGATAATAACATATCAGGGTCTTGATTGGTCGTTAACTTGCCACTCTTAATCTGAGCATAAGCCTGTTTGATCGCCTGCTGATCTTTGAGATAAAGACTACTGCCGCTGGCTGCTAGTTTGAGTGCATCTTGAAGATCTAATTTGTTGATAGGCTTGCTGGCCACCGCTGGATCTGCAACTCGATCTTCCTCACCCCATCGCTTGGGATTGAGTACTTTGTCTACAGCATTGAAACCTTTATTGTAGTCTTGCTTGATGCCGGCAAGTACTCCGGGAGCTTCTAACACTATGTCTCTAATTTTCATTTTTTAAACACGCTCTGTGTTCCAGACATCAATGCTGTTTCAAACATACGTTGCTTTTGTTCTTGAACTTTGCGTGCCAGTGTTTCTGATAAAGATGGCTCAGTTCTGATCACACTGTTGTTACTCATTTGAATATTTGGATTATTTTCTCTATCGGCATCAATTTCGGCTTGTGTCGGAGCTACTTTGGCTTTTCGCTTACGTGTTCTTTTTGGCGGAACTATCTCATCGGCTGCGGGATCAACAGCAGGTGTTGTAGCAGCAGCTGGATCAGCAGTAGATGCAGCATTAGTAGGCTCTGCAACAGGTGCTGTTTTCTTTTTACTTGCAATAGTTTTTTCTAAATTTGCTTGAAGACTCATTAGGTCTCTAGTTCTTAGCGTAGGAATAATTTTATTAATTTGTCTTACACCAATCTTAGCTGCTTTTTCAGCTTCAGGATTCGTAACAGGGGCAGCGTCGGTAGCAGAAGCAGCATTAGCTGCCGGAGTCGATGTAGTCGCTGGCTCTGCAGCAGGTTCTCCTCGACCCTGTGCAAATCCTTTCTTAAATTGATCAATGAATCCACCACTGGCTTTCTTTACAGGAGCAGCTTGTGTAGGGGCTGCCGCAGTAGGTGCAGTGGTATCTGCTGGAGGTTGTTCTCCACTATAGCCAGCTTTGAATCCTGTCTTGAGATCCTTGCCAATATTAGCAACACCTTTGGCAATTTTACCGCCAACCTTGCCTATGGCCTGTGTAAAAGGACCTTCATCTAGCTGTTGTGATTCTACTAATAGTTCATTGATTCTCATAATATAATTCCCAGTTGTTCTCTTATGTGCTTGCTGTCTGTTTACCAGCAATAGTGTTTACCACAGTTTTTTGAATGCTTAATAAATCTCTTGTTCTCAGTGTAGGCAGTATCTTATTGATTTGTCCTAGACCAATTTTTGCTTGTTTTTTAGCAGCTGGTGCATCTGTCGACGCAGTTGTGTCTGCGGTAGGTATCTTTAGAGCAGCATATGTGCTGGCAATAACATCGTCGCCTACACCTTGTGCTTTTAAAAATGCACTCAGCTCATTGCTGTCCATTGGTGATCCGGCTTTTTGCCACGCTGAATTTAATTTGTCTGCAGTAACTTTGGTAGTTAAATTCTTACCAAACGTTTTAATTTTATCAAACACACCTTCGTCTATCTGTGTGGCACAGATGCGATTGAACACAAGATATACCTGCCCTTCACTTAATTTTTTAGAGTTAGTTTGAATGTTTTCTGCAGTAGATTTTAAACCACTACGTGCAATCTTAAGCATTTCTTCTGCAGATGATCCTGCTGGAGGACTAAGCATTGTTGGACCACTTGCTCCGTCAATCCAAAGACTGCCGTTTTTAACAATCATCTTATTGCCTTCGGAACCGGCTTGCTTTAGTGCTGCAATTTGTTCGTCACTAAGACCTTGTACTCGACCAGCAACAGCATCACTGCCTTTAAATAAATCTGCAAGTTGGCTAGCACCGTAGGCTAGAGCACCTGTGGCAACACCTTTTCCGATTGCTGTGCTAAATTTTTCACCTTGCAATAACTTGTCAGTCATCTTTAGTAAGCCTAGAGCAGCAGCGCCGCCAATGCCCACTCCACTGATACCAGCAGCAGCTATCAATGCTGCGTAAATCAATCCCTGTGCGATAGGTCGTTCTTTGGCAAACTTACGATATTTTTCCACATATTTCATTACACCGGCATCGCCGCCTGTGGCCTGCTTGAGTTTTTCAGCAGCTTGGTCGTATTTGGCATCAATGTTTTTAACTGGTCCTGAATTCTGTACCTTGCTCACAAGATCGTCGTAGGCCGTTTTCACAGCACTTGCAACGTCTTTGCCTTTGCCTAATAAAGTTCTATTAGAACCTCCAGCTGTAGCACCTTGTTCTATCGAAGTGAATAGTTGTTGTATTTGATCAGCAGTTAGAGCAGCTTCTTTGATAGCGTAACCAGCAGATTCCCAAAGCATTACGCTTTGTTTTTCAGAAGCGTTTAAGCCTTCATAAAGATATTGATTTGAAGATTCTGTGAGAAGTTGATGAATATTCATATGTTATATTTATTATGAATAAAGAGCTAAAGCTCTTTTGTGTTTTCGCTGTCGCTCAACACATTTTTTTCTTTTGAATTATATCGAAGTTGTGAAACATTATAATTGCGAAGCAATTTAAGTATTATGCAGATTGTTCAGTCACACTTAACCCTGCAACGGGTTAAGAATGTAGCATTATGCGAGTTGCACAGTACACTTAGCGTTAAAGCATTACAGAGGCGGTTGGCCGATACCTCGAGCTTTGTCTTAATTCCCAACGGTGGATTAATACATATACGCTAACATATATATTAACCTAAGGGTTTCTCTCCCTTCATTTTAGCCTATAGTCACTCTATTCAAATAATCAAACCGCAGGCATTTTGCGATCGTGGTCCTGTAAAGGATGCTGATTAAGTACTGCTGCGGCGCAGATTTCCGTCCCTGAGACCCGTGGTCCAGTTGTTCATAGGCACTTGATGTAAGCCAGTGCAAGCCAAAAACCGCTTTATTTTGCCTGAGATTGTTCTAAAAGACGTTGTCTAAGTATGTTTGATCCGCCAACTCTGACGTTTATAATGCCATTATAATAGTCATCAGACTCTAAAACTCTGCGTTCAAACTGTTCTCTTGCCTCTAAGTATGATAATTCTGCCTTGGATTTGCAAAGATAAAGTATTTCTCTTGTGAAGTTTTCCGGACCTAATGCTTGGACGTCTGCGTTTAACCTATCAGATGAACCCCAGTAGTCGCGCCAATCGCTTTCTACTACAGATCTTCTTTTAAGTTTTTTGCCTTTGAGTGGGGGTTTAGTGCGTTTGAATTGTGCTAATTTCTTGCCTATGTACTTCTGTCCGGATTGTAGATTCGTGATAATGTAAACAAAGCCAATGTAGCCTTCTGGTATTTCTTCTACGGGTTGATTTTGATACGTCCATTGCACTCACTTAGTTACCTTTGGAGGTCTGCCTAGCTTGCCTTTTCTGGCTAATTTTCTTTGTTCTCGCTTTTCTTGTATTTCTACTCGCCTGGTTGATGCCTCGT